CTAGGTCAGTCTGTAGAACAAGTTAATTACCCCTAGTCCTCTGATTGTATATCATTCGTTTACAAAAGAAAAGGGACCCGAAGGTCCCTTTAATTTTTTCACGTGAGTGAATTATGCTCCAGGTGAACCAAAGATTCCTCTCCAGTCACTAAAACCAAAGCTGTAACGTTCTCTAGCCTTGTATCTAACATTACCAGTTTCGAAGTCACCTTCCATACTAGTTGATACAGGAGTTCTAACGAAATGTTTTAATCCGTTAGGTACGTCAGTTTTGATAAAGAAAGCGTCAGTATCTGTTAGATAATGATTTACAACATAGCCTTCAGATACCATTCCCATGTTTCTGATTGCATTGATGTCATTATCTGAAGTACCAACTCTTCCAGGAGTTTCCATAAGTCTATCCGCTACAAATTGTAAAGCAGGTGGAATTATTAATTTCCTTGCTTGTGCATTAACTTTAAGATTTCTTTCATCTCTGAAGTCAGCGATATCAATTAACGCTTGTTCAAGTGAAGTTTCATTTAAGTCCGCTGCAACGGTTAACTCATTTTTCAGATCCACATTAGCAACAGTAGGATGGTCTGTAGCACAAAGCTCTTTTCCATCACCACCAACAAATGAAGAACTAA